TCAATGAACGGTCGTACTCATAGAAGTATGGCAGCTTATAGATCATGCCAATGAACTTTTTGGGATAGGAATAGTTACCATCCTCATTCATAGGAGTGTTCAGTAGCCTAATTAGGTCTCGCCTAAAGTTAGTGATATTGTCTCCGCGCAACTGTGCAACGGTGAGCTTACCGTTATAGAAGGTGCGAATAGCTTTGGACTCTAGATAATCTTCTGCTCTAATATGCTTTGCTGGGTTTCCCATGCTATCCGGGCTGATGGGCATTTTTAGTCTCTTAGCAACACAGCTTAGAGCAATAATATCCAAGTCTACATTAAACAATGAATCATCTTCTGCGACCTGTATATTAGGGAACGTAGCGGGCCAATCTTCATCAATAGACATTAGACTTGAAAATGACATATACCAATCTCCTTATATTGTAACAATAAAGGTTTATGAGAGAAAAGCAATCCTCAGCTTACCCAATTGAAATGTCTTCCATACCAGCAGTACGAAGACGAACAATATGACCAAGCTGCCATTGCTTTGCGTCAATGCCCTTGAGAACACCTAGCCACTTGTTGCGAAGTAATGCTACTTCATTAATAAGAACTTCATAGTCAATAACCTCATCCTCACCGTCTACATACTTTTCGGCATCACGACTTGAAAGGTTACGATTATACTTTTCAAGATACTTTTGAAAGTGCTTTCTGCGAATCTTTCTAAGTTGTATGTTGAGGTAATTGAGTACCGCTTCAATCTCTTGAAGTTGGTTGAAGCGGTACTCAGTGATGCCGGGTAGTGCGGCAATGTTCTTCTCAACATTGCCGTACACCTTTACATCATTCTTTGCAGATATCAACTCATTATCATAATGAGAAATGAAATCCGGCAAAGCCGAGAGGTCAGTCGTGACTTTCCTGTACCAGGTCATTAGTACTGATCGTCTTCTTCGTCTTCGTTGTAGTAATCATCGTACAAGTCATTATAGTCATCATCATCTGCTTTATGATAAAGACCATCTTCTGGTGACTCCATGAAGAAGTCAAGAGCGTTTTTAATGTCCTTGTCGCCTCTGAAAGTTTGCTTGATTTCCGCAGGAGAATAATCTTCATCAACGAGATAGTTGACTAGAGTTTCAGCAGCACCGTCAGTATCACCTGTTTCAATGCTCGGCTTCAATAGCTTCCAGATTTCATTGATAAGAGGTAAGCTCATTCTGCTGCATCCTCTTCCATTGCTGCTTCTGCGACAACTAGTTTAGAGTTCTTCTGTTCAAACTCATCCATTACGAAGTCAAGACAACCATCATCATTTGCTTCCCAGCCTTTACGGAACTTCTTAATGATAGTTCCGTCGAGCTTGGTGTAAACAAGCGAGTTGCCTTCCTTGTTCAATAGCTTCAATGCTTCAAACATATCAGTGAGACCTGAGTAAGGACTCATACCGGTATTGTAAGGAATCTTAACCTGAACACTTTCGAACGGCTTTGCATAACGAGTCTTCATGACCTTACAAGCAGCACGAATACCGTTAACCTGACTGACCTTGTTGCCGTCTTCATCTTCCTTGAGCTTGAGCTTACGCATAGCTACAACGATAGACGATGCATAGATGAAGCCTTGACCGCCTGAAATCTTATCGTCAGGGTCAAACATATCTTGCGAAGCATAAGTGTGATTTGTAGCTACAAGACCAACGTTGTTTGAACCAAACATATTAACACAGTTGCGAACAAGTGCAGTAAGAGCCTTGGGCTTACGACCCATATCACCCTTAAGATCACCACCTTCAAACTGATTAACGTCAGTGGGCGTGAGCAACATACCAAGACTGTCAATGACGAAAAGAACTTTAGGCTTATCTTCTTCATTCATGGCCTTGTAGCCCTTCATGAAGTCAGAAATAGTCTTTGCAACGTCATCAATCATTGCCATGTTCAACTTGAGTAGCTTGTCTTCGCTGGTTTCAACACCAAGTGCATGAAGCCATGCTTCATCAAGTGCGTTTTCGCTGTCAATTAGAACAACGTAGATGCCCTGTTCTTGGGCGTGTTTTACGAGATTGCCTGAGCAAATGTAGCTCTTGCCTGCGCCTGATTCGCCTGCAAATACAGTAACCTTACCGAGCGGAACGCCCTTCTTAAAGTCGCTGCTAATACGATAGTTTAATGCATAGTTGCCTGTGCTAATCCAATCGGTCGGATCGTTAAATCCGATACTAAGACCGTCAATAGCCTTAGTGATGTCTTTCCTAAACTTACTTATATCAAATGGCTTGGCCATGTGTTCTCCTGTTATCTTACAATCTGCTTTAGTACTTTATCATTGTACGATGTTTTTTCAAGCATTTCGGGGTTATTCGTTGCTAGCTGTTCTAATTCATAATCACTTGGATAATGACGAAGAATACCACGAGCGCGGTCCCTTATGATGCTTGGTACCCGAGGGGTCTTGCCTGGGTCGCAAAGCTCCTCTAACAGTTTGCGACTCTGTTTAAGTGCGCGGAATCTGTCTTCTGGTGATGTCATAAGGTTTCTCCATATCACGGATGTGGGGAGGGTTTTACCCCTCCCCTAGACCATTAGGCCTTGTTGCGATTACGAATCATCGCAAGAATGTCAGCAGCCTTGTCGCTTGAAGTTGAAGGGACAACTACAGGTTCATCAACGTCAAACGGAACATCTTCCGATGCAGGCTGTGCATGAGAGCCGTGAGTAGGAGCAACGTTTACAGAGGGTACCTCAGGAGAGCTGGTTCCAGCAGTCTCGGTCTGTGGGGCTGACGCACCCTCCGGGGCTGCAAGACCATACGGACGATAGTATGCACCCCACTTGTCGTTGTCGTAAGGACGACCATCGACAGAGGCTTCAAACATTTCCTTAATGATACGAAGTTCAGCTTCGCTAGGCTTCTTCGGCAAGAAGTCAGCGAGATTATAAAGCCCATGAGCATCAATAGCTGCAAGTTCAGCTTCGGTCAACGGGGTTTCCTTACGGGCCCAGTTACTAGTTGAATAGTCAGCGTATCCGCCCTTTGAGGACTTCTTAAAGTTGAAATCCAAGCCGTTAGTGTAGTCAGTCGGCAAGTATTCCATTTCAGGATCCATCAACGAAGACTTGATGATGGTAAAGATTTGAGGAGAGATAATAAAACGTCGAATTGGATTAGTAGGAGTCTGATCATCACCGAGCGGATTAGCACGAACAAAGCCCTGGAAGATATAAGAACGCTTCTTCCAATACTTGTTAGCGAGGTCCTTCAGTGAATCATCCTTGTACCAAGGACGAACTTCTGCGAGTACTGGGCAGTTTTCACCGTACATTTCTACGCACGGTACCTGAACAGTAATCTGCTTTACATTAGGATCACCCTTAACACCGTTGAACGGGAGCTTGATGATCTGGCGTTCTACCCAGAAACCCCATTCATTGTTAGGGTTAGCGTCTGGAAGAAAGCGAATGGTTGCAGTAGCACCTTCGCTGATGTTCCAGTGGGGATAGATTGCGTTATCTGATTGAGTGCGGGTGCTGTTATTCTGACCCTTGTTTTCTTGGGCTGCCAAACGAGCCCGGATTTCTGCTAGACTTGCCATTTTGTTTTCTCCTTTTAAATGTGCCTAAGTTGAGCTTTTATATGTGTTTTCATGTTTTCGCTGTCGGAGACAACTGAACATAAGTTATGTTATAACTCATGTACGAAGTATTTACAAGATAATTGGTACTATTATATTATTATATTTTGCGTTTTGGGCATTTTATACCATGGAATCGTCCAAACTGCATAGCATTGACTGTTTCCCCACAGTGTTCACATGTCTTCATTATTTGGGAAGCGTGTGTACCGGTTTCTAGTTGTTTTCTTGTTACTGCGCCGCCAAGTAGATTATGAGTTTTATTTGCTATTCTCTCTAGGTTTGCAACTCGTGCTATCTCGCCTCCCAAGAAATGATGTTCTCCGGATGCTACTCGTTGTCGTTGTAGCTGTCCTCCTAGCAAATGATGAGTTCCTTCTTTAACTCGGCGCCTGCTTGTTTGACCTTGTATTTCACCGCCTAAGAAATGGTGCGTTCCGTTCTTAACCCGGGTCTTTTGGCCTTTACTAGCTAGGTCAGAAAGTTCATCCATTGGCTTCCTCAGCCTAACGCCTATTTTCCAACACGCCATCCAATCTTCTTGTGCATAATGAATGTCATAATGGTCCTGCGCAGTGACTGCAATTAAGTTATCAGGGTGATTGTTCTTTCGGTTTCCGTCAATGTGATGGATATCATACGCCCATCCCATATCGTCTTTTGGGATGGGTCCATGGTGACCTTCATAAATTCTACGGTACTTGTCTGTGCCACAATAAATACACATGCTGTAACTCCTAATCAGTTATAGAGTAGTTGGGGACTCCACTCCCGTGAACTACATCTTTATTTATCTTTTGAATCTGGCCATTTCAATGATTCTAGCTAGTTCAGGATCCATTTCCTTTGATTCGCTAGCGCCAACTAACTTGCCAATGTTGTTGTTCTTTACTTTTTCTGTGGGTCCAAGTTGACCTACACGCTTTTGTTCCGGACCTAAGTCTTCATCAACTTGTTCTTCTTTTGCTAGAATCTTGTGTGCCTTCTGTAGACCAGACAATCTCTTTTGAATTGTCTTGTCATCTTTAGCCATTGCTTCTGGGCTTCTCTTTGTCCATTTGGGATTGCCCATAACATCCTTCATGTCCTTACCGTGTTCGTCGTAATGTCTGTCATCGGAACGCTTGCCGGCTGCATACTGGAAGCTACCTGATGCTCTATCAG